CCAAAACGCGTAATATATTTGCGATTAATACGTCACTAATGTCCGCGTATATTAAATTCGGGTGCGTTTCCATTCGCGAAGTGTATAAGAAATTCACCGGTGAACTACTGAGACAACTCATATGGCGCGAATTCTACGCCCATGTTCTCTTTGGATACCCCCATTTAGACCCGAAAAATTCGTTCAAGTGGAAGAATAATACCCGACATTTCGATTTGTGGTGTAAAGGTAAGACGGGGTTCCCACTAGTTGACGCAGCCATGCGACAAATGAATACCACTGGTTGGATGCATAACAGAGGACGTTTAGTAGTTTCCAGTTTTTTGGTGAAAGGACTTATAACCGATTGGAAATGGGGAGAACAATATTTTGCTACAAAACTGATAGATTATGATGTCGCAAATAATAACGGTAATTGGCAATGGATTTCAGGAACCGGGGTAGACCATATGCCATACTTTCGCGTATTTAGTCCGTGGATCCAATCCGATAAATATGATGAGGATGCCGAATATATCAAGAAATGGGTACCTGAATTAGCGGATGTTGAACCTAAGGATATTGCCAAGTGGCATACCGCATATACAGATTATCCCAATAGCAAATACCCCAAACCGATTATAGATTTTAGCGAACAATACCATGAATATTTGAAACGATATTAGAGTGGAAAAAATCTATATATAATATATAACAAGTAAATGGGAAATCCGTGGATGATGTTTTTAGCCGAAGAGAGGAAGAAAGAAGAGAACAAGGGCATTCATCCGATGAAGTTATCTAGTCATGTGAGACCCAAGTATGATGCGTGGAAAGCGGCATATGGTCAAATGCCGGATATGAAGAAGAGTAAGACGACGAAAAAGAGGAGGAAGTCGCGTAGAGGGACATCCCGCAAACGGTAAAAAATTGATTGATTGATTGTATTTTTGGTAATACAATCAATAATAATAAAAAAAATGAGCAATATATTAATAGATGATGTTACTGTACTATCAATAATAGGTATCCTATTACTAATAATACTTTGGCCGTTCTTCATGTATAGACGAAGAGAAACCCAATTTCAAATTGATAAACGTATACACTCCGAAGTACATGGAATAGACCCGGAACCATTTGTAATTTCCGTGTAATTTGCGAAATGGTTTCGGGACCTTCCCCCCATCCCCCTTCCCTCTTCCTTCCCCCCCCTTAAATATCGAGCGAAATCACATTCTTATCAGACTTGTTGCGACGTCTAGCAGACTTTTTCGGCATCATAGAACCATTTATATCATTCAGGCTCGTAATACTGACCACCGAGTCATCATCATTGGAAATATCCACTTTTTTCGTCTTCAATCCAGATAAAATATTATCTATATCCATGTTTCGCGGACCGGTCATTTCTGGACGAGCGGATTTGGATTGTTGCTGTGACTGCGACTCAGAAATCCCGCGTCCGGCGTCTATATCCGGACGATTCTGCATGAACTGATTTCCGGGGCGCTCACTGGGCGGCGGTGGTGCGAAATTGCGCGTTTCCACTGGCATTGGAGGAGGACGACTATTTGTATTCATATTTGGTTTTAATAGTTCACTTGCAAATGCCATACCCGGAGACGATTGTTTCATCGAATCGACTGTAGCAGTTGTAAACATTCGCATGAGTTCCGGAGACTGACGAATCACATCATTGAATCCGGGAGCTGCAGTTGAAAGTGCCTTGTTACTGAAATGGACCACACTTGCGCTGAACCCGAGACGCATCAACAGACTCAATTCGGGACTCATCTTACCGCCCTTATATTTCTCGTGGAGTTGCTCGAATATCTCGTCATAACTATCAATATCCTCGCTAATAGACTCTCCCCAACCATCCAGCGATATTCCGAAAGGGTCAAACATAGAATTTCCATACTCAATAGTATTAATTGCTGTAATCATCCAATTACGTTGCATCTTGACTGCATCCCTCTTACGCTTATCTTCTAACGCACTTTCATATTCATCCTCTACTTCCTCGTAACTGGAATCCATTGTAAAACGCGAAATATTCTTAATGATACCTTTCTCGTGCCACTGTTCCAAGTTTTTAATCATAACACGTTTCTTGCGACGTTTCTCGCGTTCATTCAATCCCATGCTGGCGCCGCCACCGCCACCAAGGGGAACCTCGTTCATTTTATGGAACCCATCCCATGTCTTGGTATTACCTATACCGTCCACAGTCGCACCTCCGAGCTTGGAATCAGTACTCTCAGACTGCATATGAATTGTAGGTTCGTTTCTACTAAACCCGAATATTGTCTTGTTCTCTGATGGTATATTCATAGAGGATAGTTCATTCAGTTCGTCCTCTAATTTATCCAATTCTCCTAAATTAATGTTAGTGGATGTAGATGAGCTTTTCATTTTGTCGTTCATTAAGAATTCAATACCGGAACCAAAATTAGTGCTTCTGGTCTCTCCTATATTCATTGAAATTGGTTCTAGATTTAGATCAATCACCTCCATTTTATTATTACTATACATAAATAATGTTTAAGTTCTACGCGAAGGATATTATATTTTTACGTTTCATCCATTGAATTCCTTGTAGGAAACAGTCGGCTAAATCGTCTTTCTTCTTTGTATCCAACACCCCTTTCCATGCGGAATATCGGTCCATCTCTAAAAACCGACTACAGTAAAAGACCGCGTCTTTTTTATGTTGTTGATATTCGGAATCTAGGTTCTCATTCTGTTTCTCGAATCCTTTCAGTTTGCCCGCCGATGATAAGAATTCAATATTTGTGTCGTCGCTCTGCATGATGAAATATTGTGCCAGCATACCTTGAATGGATTTCATACGGGTTGCTATAGGTGATATTTGGTTCTCTACAATTACGTGTTTTGCGTTATTGAATGACTTTATTTTTCCGAATTCGATTTTCATATTACGTCCTATAGATACCAAATCTACGGCACCGGCGTTGGTCTTTTTGTTCGTTATTGGTGCAAGCGTTTTATCCACAAAGAATGCATTGATTTTATTCACAATCGCTGGTTTGGGGTCTGTATCGGATATTGCAATAAAACGAGTTGCTGCCATCGTTCGCAGTTCATCTAACTTTAGTTTTTTAATGGAGTTAGGAGAACATTTCTTATCTGGAAACAGAAAACTGGATGATTTCGCATGTATTTGACAAAAACAATTGCCATTCTTTTCGTATTTGGCTTTCTTTCCGCATACGGTCTTTTTGTTTTTAATTATAGTACATGTCTTGGTATCAGGTTCTCGGTCCATCAAATTAATTATATTCCAATCAACCACTGAACCACTTACGTCAAAAACGCAATATGCCATATTTTTTATACCTATATCAAAACTTATAATACTCATTACGTAGATATATGATGTATCATATATCTATATGTATTTTACGCATACTTTTTTGTATTTCGTTCGCGAATAACATCGGCTTTTGCAATCATGTACTTGCGATATTCCGCATTTGTTTTGATATTATTGCTTTGCAATAATTTACTATTAAGGTCTACGATTGGTTTTTGACTTTCCATTCTATATAGTATATTTGCAAAATTTATTTTTTATTTTTTTTATTTTTCCAATAATTTGAGTAATTCGGATTTTGTTAGTTTATGTACATTTGTAGTAAGATTATGTGAAGATACAATATGTTTAAGTTCAGCAACGGTTAATTTCTTATAATCGACAACAGGAATCTGTACTTGTTCCACAGTATTTAATTCGATAACTGGTTCTGGTTCAGAAGTTATTTCAATAATCTCAATTTTACTACTAGTATCCTCATCTTCCTCATCCTCATCATTTTCATATTCATCCTCTTCCTCATCTTCATCCTCATCTTCATCCTCATCTTCATCTTCCTCTTCCTCCTCCTCCTCCTCTTCGACGGTAGCATCTTCATACGCAATAAATGGGGTTATAGACTGTACTTGAGACGCAGTTTTCATTGCCTTTAATTCTTTAACTAAATTCTGTACAATATCAAACATAGTATCACATTTCTGTTCCATAGAACCTAATCGTTGTTTGAAATGATATACAAGAAGAACAATTAAAACAAAGGTGATTCCTAAACTCAATAAGAAGAAAGACTCTATAAAATTAAAGGCACTCATAAGTTTTACAATAAATATACAAAAAAAACGCTTATTACAAACGAATTATACCTTTGAAGATTTCGAATGGGACGCTATATTTCGAAACTTATCGGTTATAAACCTTGAGAAAAAAAATGAAACTTCGTCCCATTTTACACCATTCTCACTCAAATCCGCCCACAAAATGGGTGCTTCGAATGAGAAAGGGTGTAATTCTTCAAGGGTTTAATATATACTAAATGTATACATAAATGGAAAATATTCAACCGAAATATACAACTATAGACACCATCCCCATCCCAACCCAGTCAAATTCGGAATCATTTAGCGTAAAGAACATAATCATCGTTATTTTGGTAATTTTGTTATCGATGTCGTTCTTTGGAGTGAATTTATTGGACTATATTAGCAATGTTATAAAATCAATTATTGCCATATTTGAGCCGATTATTAGACCCATTATATCGCTATTTGGATATACAACCGGAACTGTCATTAATAAAACGGCTGATGTAGTATCGGATACGGCTAAAGTAGGAATTGATGTAGTAGAAGGTACAGTACAGAGTGTAGGAAATCTCCTTATATCCGCTAGTAAAGGAGGCGTGGATACGACGGAATTCGACAATGCATTGAATATCGCTAAACCGAAAACTATAAATGACCCTGACAGCGATACTACCGCAAATCCTATCCAGAGACCAATTTCCAATAATAAAATTGGATGGTGTTTAGTAGGTGAAGTCGCAGACAGACGTGGATGTATTATGGTGGACGATGAATCCAAATGTATGTCGAAGCAAGTATTTCCGTCAAAAAAAATGTGTATGAATCCTACACTAACCGCCTAAAAACAATCATAAACTTGAAATCGAAAAGGGCAATCGTGGAGAAACATTCGTCGGAGAAGTGAACGCGCAATTGACATTTGATTCCGCAGATACGTTCATATGCACTCTAGTATTGAAACTACTATACGTTCCAAATTTTGACGATGTTAAATCAAATTTGACCTTTATTTTGTATACATATCCATTGATAGTAGGAAGGGTGAGATTTGTAATACTCAAATTACCTATATATTTAACGCCACTAAATTGTCCCGGACTCGTTACCGTATAATGAACGGTCTTGTCATTGAAGTTCGATATAACGGGTACAATGCTAGAAGTCAATAAATAATCCGCATCACCATAATATACAGATACCGCAGTACTATTTAAACAAATATCACCATATGCACCAATCGTATTTGTAAAGCCATCTACATATATCCCTATAGGACTATTTATAGAGAACGTAGTGCTAGATGTGTCAATATTGGTAATTGCCAAATCAACGAGAACAGTTTCTATAGAATCATATGCAATAATATCATCCTTCGTATTCCCAATCAGGTTCATCGTTTCTCCTGTATTCAATATACCTAATGATTCCGTATTTACTCTATAATTATATAACGGAACAGTAGGATCATATACAAGTGTAATAACCGGTCCAGGAACATCCGATGATGATGATAATGAGGGTATATAGAGGTCATTAGGACATGTTGCAGTCACAGTTCTTCCAATCGCTTTGGAAAATGTTTGCGATTTGGTGAGTTTATTCGTTTGAGTCGAATTTTTATTGTATTGTAATATTTCCGCTTTGCGTCGCATATCCAACTGGGATTGTGTATAAGTTGTATTTAAATATGGATTTTTAACTCCTTCAAATCGAATTGGTGGCAGCATCATCGTAAGAAATGCAGTTCTCTGTTGGAGTGTATTACATGTATTATCGGTCATAATATTATATATCATATAATATTATTTTTATGCTTGCGGTTGAAACCAGTTATTGGATAAATAATCAAACTTTGTCTCGATTTGATTGGCTGCGGTTTTTAAGCTTGGTCCTGCCAAAGTAATATTATTTATTTGGAAAACATTCAATGCTGTATTGAAATAACGAAGGTCTGACAATTGTCCGTTAAATCCTCCGACCATAATATCACCATAATTCTGTTTAGGTACATTAGTAAATACATATCGTTTTGCGACAGTTCCATTTACATACACATCCATTATTTTATTCTGCATACGAATAGCAATATTGAACCAGCGATTCAATGGTATGTTAGTTATGTCAACTGTATTACTCACACCACCAACTACCGAGTCCATTTGAATTTCAATTGTTCCGGATTGATTTTCTCCTGACTTCAAGCTCATTGTAGGACCTTTCTGCAGTTTGCCATTACCCTTACTGAATATAGGAGCAGGTTTACTAGTGTTAGGTAATGTGTTTATATTCAACCAAACGCTCCATGTGAATTCGATACCTTTAGACGCATTATTTGAACGGTATATCGTGACAGCGTTTGAATTACTCGGGTCTTGTGGAATAACTATTTTGGTATACCCATTTACTAAACCTTTGATGACATACGGCGATAAATTGGGACGTAAGAAGTAACTAATAATATATACTCCTAAATTCATCAACATTATGAATATAATTAAAACAAACAGTAAAAATACAAATTTAGATATAATACTATTTGAATTGATAAATTCGCTACTAGCAGTACCAAAATCCGCGTTAGATGTTATACTGGATAATCCGGATGTTATCTTATCGGTAGTACCGGAAAATGCATCTGAAATACCGGAAAATCGCTCATTTAATGGTTTATTAACGTCCATCTATATAATTATATTGGATATAAATCCTTGAAGAATTACACCTTTTCTCATTCAAAACGCGCAATGGTGTAAAATGGCATGAAGTTCCATTTTTTTTCTTAAGGATTATAACCGATAAGTTTCCAAACTCACGATGAAATCGTGTGGATTAAATTATTCATCGGTTTACACCTTTGAAGAATTTAATCCGCACTCCGCGGATTAAATTCTTTCAAAGTGATACCCGTTTATAGATTTAACCGCACCTAGAGGTGCGGTTTTAAATCTTCAACGGTTTAAATCTTCAAGGGTGTAAAGTTACACATTCGAAAAGAATAAAATAAGAAATATATTATTCAAAAAACGTCAATTTTTTTGCGGGAGGAGGAGGAGGAGGAAGTCTGGTCTAGAATAAAGAAACGGATTTAGAAAGAACATTATCCTTCATTAACGAGAGTTTCATATTATATCGGTTTACTAAATTACCTATACCTTTCTTCGACCCACTTCCTTTCATATATAAGCCCCATGCAGTTTGAGGGTCCGACCGCGAGGTAGTACGGCTAAATTTTGTCATATATGTGCCATTGATAACTCCAAACTCAATCGGAGATGTTCCATCAGGCATATGACGTGTATTATCACTTGTAACTGTATCAATAACAGATTTAACTAATTTTCCATCTAAATACATATCAATTGTAGAATTATCAACACTGATAGTTACAAATACCCATTTCTGCAAAGGAAAATTATTGGTGATTTCATACGATTTCGTATCTAATTCATTTGCCGGATTAGTACCAACTCTACGATGTAATTTAAGATTCAACTTGGATGTAGTTCCATTAATATATAACCCAAGATCATTTATACGATTAAAAATATATATATCGCCTCCAATTGGTCTATCCGTATAGACCCAAATATTATACGAATATCTAGTAGCGTCGGGTCTAGTAAGTTGACTGGCGGTAATTGCAGTGATTTTGTCCTTCATGTCAACCTCCTTAGATATGGTTGTCGTGCTAGAAAGAGCGGTTGATATCATATACGCAATCACTACGATTAGTAGGGTAGCAAGGAGAATAATTATGTAATCCATTCTATATATAATTTCACATTATTTTATTTACCGGCGGGTTTTTATTATATAATAAATTATAATTTTGGATGATTTGTGTATAACTGAGTGGATTTTGGTAATATTTTATATTGCAAATCGCACCATATAGACCATCTGAGTTTCCGATTGTAATATTTGTAGGTGTTGAATTCTCGGTGGATAAACGTTGACTTTTTGTAAATGTTCTCTCTAAATTTCCGTTTACAAAAATATCTACAGTTTTATTTTCATTTAAATTTAAAACGATATTATTCCATTTTTGATTTTGCATATTTATTTCATATGGTTTGTCTTCTCCTTTAATTGTAAATCTATATTTATCCTTATCTATATCAAGGTCATTTTTGGGTGTAATATATTCTATTTTGATATAGGAGTCACCAAACGAGAATATATGGGCGGAATCAACCGAAGAAGTCTGTTGATTTAAATATATCCACATAGATATAGCATAATTTGCTCGTTTTGTTTGTTTAACTCCATCGTCTTGATTTTTGAAATTCGTCGCAACTGGTATATCTAAAAAAACAGGTTCATTTATAATTTGTATGCTGTCATTTACGAGTTTCGATGAAAGCAATTTAGGCAGCGCGATATATATCGATATTAATATAAGTTCTATAATAAATATAATGAATGTAGTACTTGCTGTCAAATCATATTGTTCCTTGAAATATTTAACCAAGTCCTCAAATAAACATGGTATGTAAATAATCAGATTCAATACGAATCCTAACCAGTCGGACGAATTATTCAGATATCGTTTGATTTGGTTATTCGCAAACGATAATCCAACAATAATAATGGATATTATTAGAGTTATTTCGACAATATTAATAGCAATTCGTGTGACTGGGTCACGAGAAGAACTATCAAATATTTTATACCGTTCTGTATAATTTTGAAAGAACTCAAATATGATTCCACCGAGTAAAAACAATACAATAGCAACGATAGCAGGACCTTTTATAAATATACTGGATGATGTATCCGTAAATAAATTATATAGCGATATGGCTATAATTATCATTAATACGGAAATTACGGCAGCATAAGATTGTGTTTCGGATATACCAATATCAGATGATGTATAAAATAAACTTAGTATCATAATTACTAATAAAACCCCCAACATCTTTTGACTTCCGGTGATGTTATTTATTTTAATAATATCTGCAATAGTATTAAATTTAGGTTTAGAAGCAGACATAATTTACCTAAACGTCTTATATATTACTGTTATAAATTTTCAATGGCAGTTTTCTTACCATGACAATCTCTACATAGAGCAATGAGATTATTCACATGGTTACTTCCGCCATTTTCCAGACGAATTGTATGGTCTACTTCAAACCATGCCGGTAATTGTTTCTGACAATCACCGCAGTGCCAATTTTGTTGTGCTGCTACAAATTTCTTTTTGGTTTCGCTAACTGAGCGTTTCGTGGCAGTTGTATGTTTAATATCGCCTCCCGAATTCATTATACGATTCTCGTATTGATGTGTAGACGGTCCCTGCTTCGACGTGAAATCCAATATAGGCGAAATGATATTTGCGGTATTTCTGTCTATTGGTAAGTATTTCAGGTACTCATTGGATGCAATCAACATTGTTTGTGCTTTTTCGGGGTTTTTACGCATCAACCAACATAACATATATCCGGCAAATGCAATACCAAACATCTGATAATATTTTTTCCATGATAGTGCGAGCTTCATGTATTTTCCGTCAGTATGTATATTGGCTATTATAAATAATGTAATTAGGAATATAACTATCTCAAATCGCATTTGTATACATTACATATATCTAAGATTCCTTTGTCAAAATATATATTATAAAAATGCAAGATAATGTTAATGCCGCGTGTATGTAATGCTTTTTAATATGTAATGTTTCGCTTAATATCAATGGTTTATTCTTGTAATAGGATTTATATATATCAACGGATTTCAAAAATGACACTTCCTCTTTTCCAATCGACACATTTACTTTGTTATGGACAAAATGGACCCAGCGTATGAATGATTCCCGTGAATCCAAATAGGGCGTTACTGGATATTTATCCAATAAATTGCTAAATTTATTACCAATATCCGATATTGGTATAAATAATGGCATATTTTGTATCAAGTCGTAATATTTCCGTTTAGTAACTGCATTCGGTGATTCAGGATAAGAATGAGCGATAGTGTGCAAAAAGAACCAATAGTGTGGACCCCATACATCCGGATCAAAATTCATCTGCGTAAACTATATAGAAGATTGGTATTATAACTACAGAGATTGAATGAATAAGAATAATAATTGTAATAATTGTGGTAAACATGGACATATATTCAGCAACTGTAAAATGCCAATTACCAGTTCTGGAGTCATTGCATTCCGAAAGTCTAAAAACGGTAGCGAGATTCAATATTTATTGATTCGTAGAAAGGAGACTCTCGGATATATTGATTTTATGCGCGGTAAATATTCAGTATATAATAAAGAATATATAATGAATATGATGAAGCAAATGACAAATCATGAGAAAGAAAGATTGTTGACCGGCGACTTCGAACAGTTATGGAAAGATGTATGGGGTGATGGGTTTTGTAACAATCGGTATAAACTAGAAGAAAGCGTATCGCATGACAAGTTTAATGCATTGTATACTGGTATAACATTAAGTAATGATTTTTATACACTGGAAAGTATTATTAAAGAATCTCATCAGTACTCTGAATGGATTGAACCCGAGTGGGGATTTCCAAAAGGTCGTCGAAATAATAACGAGACAGATTATGATTGTGCTATTCGCGAATTTTGCGAAGAAACGGGGTTCACGGAAAATATAATCAAACCAATTCACAATGTAATTCCATTTGAAGAAATTTTTATAGGTTCTAATTACATGTCGTATAAACACAAGTATTTTTTAGTGCACATGGAATATAACGACACATTAAATATGGATAATTATCAGCGGTCTGAGGTGTCAAAGATGAACTGGTCGTGTATTGATGACTGTCTAGCAAAAATACGCAATTACAATTTAGAAAAAAAACGAATCATAACAAATGTTGATGCGGCTTTAAAACAACTCGCTGTCTATCAATTATGATAGACACACATACACACACATTTTGTCCGTATAATGGAAAAAATGTGTAAATATTCAAGGGTTAAAATCTGCCAATATGTTATATGCCATCTAATAATAAAACAATAAAACATAAAAAATGTCCGCCGGAAATATGTCCGATGGGAGAATGTCCTGAAAATATGAAATGGCATGTACATAAGCAAAGTTGTATATATGAAAAATGTCCGCCGGAAATATGTCCTACCGGGCAATGCCCTAGAAATACGGATTGGAATGTAGCAACACAAAAATGTAGGATTAAACCATATACGGATTGGACTCCCGTGAAAAATGGTATGCGATATTTACCGGCGGACTTGAAGAATATGGTTGGCGAAGAAGCATATAAACGTGATTATGAAGATAAAGCAGCAAAACGAGGCGAAACAATTGTTTTGAAATACGGACGAGCGAATGTTAAAATTGGCAATGAAGTCAAATTAGTAGATGTAGTTGCAGAACCAGCGATCGTTCCATTAGTTGTACGCAAGGGAACGAAAGTTTCAATATCCAAAAGTACTATTATTGTAGGACCTGAACCTGAACCTGAACCTGAACCAGAACCGGAAGAATCCGGAGAACCTGAACCGGAACCTGAACCTGAACCCATTCAAGGAGATTTAGATGATGTTTATATAGAAGATGCCACACATGGATATTTATACCCCCACTTAGATGATCCAGATTTCAGTCTGAAGATTGCCAAACGTAAAGAATTTAATGACTATCCGTATGATGGCTCGGTAACATCAATTGAAGATATACAAGAACAGGCAACCAAATTATGTAGTGCGGACTTCGAGTTAATGCCACACCAAACATTTGTGAAAAATTTCATGTCATTGCAAACCCCCTACAATAGTTTATTACTGTATCATGGATTAGGCACCGGAAAGACATGTTCCGCAATTGGAGTTTCCGAAGAAATGCGTGGATATATGAAACAGATTGGTTTAAAGAAATCAATTATGATAATCGCATCGCCAAACGTCCAAGATAATTTCATGTTGCAATTATTCGACGAACGCAAATTGAAATTAGAGGATGGTATATGGAATCTAAACACATGTGTAGGAAACATGTTACTTAAGGAAATAAATCCAACGGATACAAAGGGAACCGAGAGTGACCGAGAGAACATAATCACCCAAATTAAATCGATTATACGCCAATATTACGTATTTATGGGATATATACAGTTTGCGAATTTCATAAATGAATCGGTCGAAATAAAAGGTGATATAGAATATTCGGACGATGAGCGACAACGTATCAAGAAACAACGTATTAAGAACATTTTCAATAATCGCTTGGTAATAATTGATGAAGTCCATAATATACGTACTACAAAAATCAATAGCACACGCAAACCAGCCGATTTACTAATGGAGGTAGTTACACATACCGATAGTATGAAACTGTTGCTATTATCAGCTACGCCAATGTATAATTCCTATCAGGAAATTATCTGGCTAACCAATCTCATGAATCTAAACGACAAACGTAGAACAATTAAAACTACCGATATATTTGAACCAAACGGAGATTTTATACCGAATAAAGGAAAGGAACTACTCATTCGCAAATTGAACGGATATGTTTCCTATATTAGAGGGGAGAACCCATATACATTTCCATTTCGCGTATACCCGGACAAGGATACGTCGGCTACGTATCCGACAATACAAATGAATCAAAAACCAATTGAACCCGAGAGCGCGTTGAAATTCGTCAATGTATATACAAATGGAATCGGCGAATACCAGGAAAAGGTATATAAGATGTGTATAGAGAATCTACACAAACGCGGTCAAGACGCAGATAGAGCATTCGAAGAAAAGGAATCGTTCGGTTATTCTATGTTGCAAAAACCATTAGAGGCATTGAATATAGTGTATCCATCCGACGATTACGACCCAAACGCAACATATACTACCGAAGAAGAGATTAGTCTCATAGCGAATATGACCGGCAAAACTGGACTATCTAGTATAATACAGAATAATGGATATAAGTCGGATACATTCGGGCGCATATTCAGTCCTTCCGAACTACCAAAATATAGCGCGAAAATTGCGAAATTCTGCGAAATAGTAAAGCGTTCCGAAGGGATTATTCTCATATATACACAGTATATAGATGGCGGTGCCGTGCCAATCGCATTGGCACTGGAAGAAATGGGATTCGCACGGTATAGTTCAGATAAAAGCGCGCAATCATTGTTAAATAATGTACCAGTGTCGCCTATAGGATATAACCCAAATATAGAAAATAGTTCACCGGCAAGATATGTGATGATTACCGGCGATATAACATACTCTCCAAACAATAATGAAGATATTAAATATCTGAATAGTGATGAGAACGTGGATGGGAAATTAGTAAAAGTCGTCATAATTTCAAAGGCGGCTGCTGAAGGAATTGATTTCAAAAATATCCGACAAGTTCATATATTGGAACCGTGGTATAATATGAACCGTATAGAACAAATCATCGGACGTGCAGTACGTAACCTGAGTCACTGCAAACTACCATTTGATAAACGCAATGTTGAAATATTCCTATACGCGACATTGCTCGGAACTGAGGAAGAAGCCGCTGACATGTACGTATATCGTCTTGCAGAACAAAAAGCGATTGTAATCGGACGAGTTACTCGCGTTCTAAAAGAGAATGCAGTGGATTGTCTATTGAATATCAGCCAGACCAATTTCACTACTGCTATGCTACAGAAACTTATTACCAACGTAACTATAACGTTATCTCTATCGAGCGGCGGTACGAAAGAATACGAAATAGGCGATAAACCGCATACAGAAATATGCGATTATATGGATAATTGCGAATTCAAATGCCATCCAAACGAGGACCCTCCATCCATCGAAGAAGTGAAATACGATACATACGGAACGGAATTTGTAGAAGGCAATAACACGAGAATTATACAACGTATTCGCGACCTGTTTAAGGAACGACATTTTTACACAATTGGGGAAATGATAGACGCAATTAATATAGTGAAAAAGTACCCGAAAGAACAAATTTATTCGTCGCTGACTAGGATGGTAGACAATTCGAACGAATATGTGGTTGATAAATATGGACGAATGGGGCATATAGTAAATAATGGCGACACCTATTTATTCCAACCGGTTGAGATAACCGATACAGAAGCATCTGTATATGAGAGGATTACGCCGGTCGATTTTAAACATACAAATATATCTATTGGACTACAAAAACGAAAACGCACAACCGATACTAAAAATAACTACACGCAAATTGTGGCAAATCTTACAGAATTGTTTAACATTGCGATATTATCCGGAGATTCAAATGATAATTGGTACTCCGCATTTCATTCCGTGAGAACCCATTTAATTACAGAATACTCATTTACAGAAGTACAATTGAAAAAACACTTGATAAATCATATGATTGATAATATGACGACTGCAGATAAGATTATAATATTAAACACGATATATAATGGCAAATTCGAATCGGAAATAGAGAATCTTATCCAAGATTATTTTAATGAGAACATAATAACCGCAGATAATGGTGATATAGGAATTAGTTTAACATCGGATAACAAGACAACACGAATTTATCACCCGTCGGAGAACGGCGTCTGGATTGAAGCAGAATACGTAGAAACCACGAACATAATACGTTCAATGGAATATAAAAAAAAATACATATTTCAAAAACAGAAATTGAATGATGTTTTCGGATTCACCGCATGGTTTGAAAGAGGAACACGCAAACGAGAATATGTATTCAAAACAAAATACAAGAATGCTGAGCGAAATAAGCTGGGTAGAGTAACATGTAGTGCACTGGCGGAATATACGCGACCTATATTAAATACAATTGTAGGAGAACCCAATAAATACAATGCAAAAAGTGTGAAAGATTACAAAATAAACACTACAATGAAGATTTGTGTTCTCATGGAGGTATTAATGCGCGAATTTAACGATACTAAACCCGAAAAAGTATGGTATTTAAATAACGAACGTGTATTGATAAACAAAATATATGATATGGAAACGGAAAATTGATTTCTTGTTATACTTTATATAACAAGGTATATAAAATGGCACAACCGAATAACGAAAAAATATATGGAGTCTACATTAAGTCTATTCTCAACAAGAAAATCGTTTTATCTATAACTGAGATAGGAAGCAATACGAAGAAAATTCTTGAGGAGAAAATAACATCCGGTGTAGAGGGGAAATGCATCGCTGAAGGATTTATTCGACCGGGTTCAGTAAGAGTGCTGAGTTATTCATCGCCCGTGATTCATGGAGATGACGTTGAATTTCATACGGTGTTTGAATGTATGATATGTCATCCAGTGGAAGGTATGAAGATTGAATGTGTAAGTAAGACCATAACCAAGGCTGGTATTCACGCACAAGTATTAGATAATAATGATGTTGTACCAGTCGTCGTATTTATAGCACGCGACCATCACAATACCGACAATCATTTCAATACAATTAAGGAGAACATGGATATTGTAGTCAAAGTGATTGGCGTTAGATATGAATTGAACGACCCATATATATGTGTAATCGGGCAACTAATTGAGAAGATGATAGTTCAAGTAAAAAAACCGAGGATAAAAGTAGGAGGAGAAAGTGAACTAAACCGATAAGTTTCCAAATGGACGCTAAAAGCGTCCCATTTGAAATCTTCATCGGTTATAACCATTAAGAAAAAAATGGGACTTCGTCCCATTTTAATTATTCAATGGTTTAATGATATAAAAAATCATATAAATATTTCATTCATGTAAATACAATAATGGAATTTGATTTAGAAACTATTCGGCAAAAAGTTGAATCGATGGCGAAAATTCACCAGATAGAGATATTGCGAATTCTTAAAAACTCGTCAGGAATTAAAATAAACGAGAATAAAAGTGGTGTTTTTATAAACCTATCTTTTTTACCGACACAGACGATATACGATATAGCACAATATATTCAATATACTCAGGTCCAAGAGAAAGCATTACAGACGGTTGAATCGCAAAAGAATGCTTTCAAAACGGAGTTTTTCGCAGAAGAAACTATACATTACACAGATAGATAGATATTTATTTTCGGTCGATGTAATATGTTTAGTATAATTGCAGCTGTATCCGACACGAATGGCATTGGAAAAAATGGGAAAATTCCTTGGAATGAACCAGTTGATATGAAATTTTTCAAAGAAATTACGAGCACTGTTACTGGGAGTTCGCGACAGAACGCAATTATAATGGGACGGAAAACATTCGAAAGCTTGAATGGACGTAAACTACCCAATCGCAGAAATATAGTGATATCATCGGACTGTAATAACCAGATTGACTGGTTCAATAGTCTACAGAGTGCAATGGATTACTTATGGTACGACAAAAGTATCGGGAAAATATTCGTCATAGGCGGAGGACAATTGTATCAGGAAGCAATTCGACACCGTGGATGCAATGAATTGTATATCAATCGTATACATACAGATACCGAATGCGACGTTTTTTTTCCAGATATAAATGCGGATGTATATGAATTACGCCACGAACGTATACTCTCACCCAATATAACTGCATTATACTATCGTAATAAATATACAAAATGGGGTTAAACCGATGAAGATTTCAAATGGGACTTTGTCCAATTTTACTCCTTCAAGGGTATAAAGACAACACGATGTATATAAGTACCCTTACCAAGTGCTAAAAAAAAATGTCCGGAATATACCATAAAGTGTTTGTAAATTATTCATATGATACACCCGAAAAAATTGGCATGTTATCCAGACACATGTATATGAAAGCAAAACCTGTAATTGTATCGGATATAAAAATCGAAAAGGTCATAGTACCAACACCAACACCAAAAGAGAAAGAGAAAGATGATATTTATTATCCAGAAAAGAAGGACACCTTATTTTGGTGTCTATATATCGCGAAGAATGGATTGGAATCGTACAATATGATAAATCAAGGATATAGCAATATTGAGATGGGAGAGAAACATAAGATTATGGAATCCATTAAGATACAACCAAGTCGGTTGAAAAATACAAATGTAAAAATTACAAATGTAGCAATACAAGAAATTATGTCAGATATTATTACAAATGCATCATTATCAATTTCCACTCTAGTTGCAATGTCTGTATTCTACAAAGCGAGAATAATACTTACTAAGGAGAATAAGTTTTATATCAACATATGCCCGACCGATGAATATGCAGATACTTTTATATTCCATAAGAATGGACGAGGAGATTATGGTGTTGATATATGTGTTTCTGACGCGAAAATTCAACAAATCGAGACCGAACAAATGCAATTACACCGATATGATAAACCACTAGAAGCCATTTCCAATTTTTCAATTGACGAATTGAGAAAATTGTCGGCTAAGTTAGGTATAGACCATACCATAAAATATAAGAAAAACGAACTATATCAAGAGGCAACAATACGATGTCTGTGGTAAAATTGATTGGATAAACATTATTAAAATAATATGTAAAAATACTGTATACGGAAATGGAAAAAGAAAAAGAAAAAGAAACAAAATCGGATGGCAACCGCCGTTTAGAAATCATGATAGACCATTATTTAGCGAGTAATCCATTTAGTGGTCGCCCAGATGGTAAGATAAACGAGGTTGAGATACGATTTGGTACAGATACTAGAAATAATAAGATAACCCAAATTGATTATGATAATGTAGTCAAACGATTGTATCAGTGTGGATTCAAGACCGAAAATCCGGATGGTATGCTCTCACTTCGTGTGTTTCATGAATATACGGACAAAACTTCGGGAAACTCTATAATGAGTAATATCCGAGGCGAAATAATTGGTATAGACCTGATACAAGAGTACTGTAGAACGAACAGTATACAGAAAATATTGGATATGCCGTCATCCACAAATGATAAAGTTATATTCACGCAAAAAACGCGACCAAAAACGGAAGATGGGGTTATTATTGAAGCAGCGGATTTCAAAGATTTTAATATCCGTATCGCTTACCAACTAGAACAGATATTCACGGCACGTTCTCCTGTTATTCGCGGAATAATACAGAAATGGTCCGACGCGAAGAAGACATTCCGTCATATGAACCGCGTTCGTTTCTACCATGATACCCTACCATTCTATGCGGACATCAGTATTGTTCGTAAATCGAAAACGACCAACAAGGGCATACCAATGAAATTCTATACAATTCAGGATGCGGGAGTCCTTACAAATCCCGAAACATATGAGATAGAGATAGAGATAGACAATGGCAAAATCGGCATGGGAACAGAATACAATACTAGCAAAAAACTGATTGATACAATCCGTCAGGCAATCCGAATCATTATGGGCGGTATTCAGGGCACGAATTATCCAATATCCTATGCAATAAAAAGCGAAATTTTAACCGAATATATGCGTATTTTATACGGAGAACAATATCAAACCGGATGGGTTCTCCCACAAAATTTCGTTGGTCCGTCCTCAATGACACTACAAATGCCGAATGTAATGAAACTGGATACAAATTCAAATCTACCGAATATACGCAAGAATTATACTGTTACTGATAAGGCAGACGGAGAACGCAAATTATTATATATTAATCGAAAGGGACTTATCTATATGATTGATACAAACATGAATGTTATATTCACTGGTGCTAAAACTACCAGTGAGGATTTATTCGAGAGTATATTGGACGGAGAACATATTAAAAATAACAAACACGGAGATGCGATAAACTTGTATGCCGCATTTGACATATATTATATTAATAAGAAGAGTACTCGCGAATTCGCATTTTACAATAACGACATATCAGTAGATGTGAAACAGAAATATCGCCTATCCCTATTGAAACAATTCGTAGAGCATATTAAGTTTTCCAGTGCGTGCAATTTCGTGGTTAAATGTAAAATATTCTACAGCGACACGGAATCTCGAACAATATTCCAATGTTGTTCCAAGATTCTGTCGGATATTGAAGATGGTATATACGAATATAATTCGGATGGGCTCATATTTACTCCTTCCAATACCGCAGTCGCGAGTGACAAGGTAGGTGTAGCAGGTAAATTGACGAAACCTCTGTGGATACAGTCATTCAAATGGAAACCTGCGAAATTCAATACTATCGATTTCCTCGTATCGATGAAGAAAGACAAGAGCGGAAAAGACGAAATACATAATATATTCCAAGACGGGCAGAACGTCCAAGGTAGTAAGAATATCGTTCAATATAAGACTCTCATATTGCGGTGCGGATTTGATGAATTGGACCGTCGTCATGGGTTTATCAATCCATATGAGGATATTATCCAGAATAAGGTGATTGAATACGATACGACTAACAATCGCGACCGTTATAAACCGGTTCCATTCCAACCGACCAACCCGTTTGACCCCAATGCATGTTTTGCGAATATAATGCTGGTCGAAGACGGTGCGAAGGAACTGAGTATGTTTACCGAGGAAGGCGAATACTTCGAAGAGGATACGATTGTTGAGTTCAGTTATGATACTTCCAAACCAGCGGGTTGGAGATGGACTCCGTTGCGCGTCCGTTACGACAAGACTACTGAACTGAAGAACGGACTTAAGAATTACGGAAATGCATACCATGTTGCGAACAGTAACTGGCAATCTATACACAATCCGATTACTAAAGAAATGATTAGCAGCGGTTCCGGAATACCCGAATATATAGAGGAATCGGGGGAAGAAGAGAATGGAGCGGCGAATGAAGGTGTATATTACAATCGTGTTGGTAACGAGACCAATCTGACTAGGGGTCTGCGCGATTTCCACAATTTATATGTGAAGAATAAACTCATTACTTGTGTAGCGAACCGGAACGATAGTCTTATAGATTATGCTGTTGGTAAGGCGGGTGATTTGAGTAAATGGAATAATGCAAATCTGTCATTTGTATTTGGTGTTGATATTTCACATGATAATATACACAATCGTTTGGATGGGGCATGTGCTCGGTATTTGCGCGATAGAGCAACACGCAAGAATACGCCGGCGGCATTGTTTGTGAACGGAGATAGTGGATTAAACATACGCAATGGAGAAGCATTCAAGACCCAAAAAGATAAGGAGATTGTTCGCGCTGTGTTTGGTAACGGTCCGAAGGACGTGAAATTTCTGGGACAAGGTGTTTACAACCAATATGGAACGGGCGCTAAGGGGTTTAATATTAGTTCGTGTCAATTTGCGCTCCATTATTTCTTGGAAAATAAAGCGAGTATGCATCGTTTCCTGAGAAACTTGACGGAATGTACGGCGGTGAATGGATATTTCATTGGTACATGTTTTGATGGGAAAACGATATTCCAGCTATTGCGGGATAGGAACGAATTTACTATAATGGATGGCGAACGTAAAATGTTTGAACTCACTAAACTGTATACGCAAACTGGGTTTCCCAGTGATGAATCATCTCTAGGATTTCCTATAAATGTATATCAGGAGACAATCGGTAAAACCTTCCGTGAATATCTGGTGAACTTTGAGTATTTCACACAAATGATGGAGAATTACGGATTTGCTCTTATGGGAAAAATCAAAGGACTCCCGAATGGAACCGGATTATTCGGCGAAATGTTCGCTGCTATGGAAATGGAAACGCGGATGGAGCCATTAAAGATACCGGACTATAAGAACGCGAGTTTAATGACGAGTGATGAAAAACAGATTTCGTTCATGAATCGGTATTTCGTATTTCGCAAAACTCACAATGTGGATGCCGAAAAGATTTATAAGGCGATAACTAATAAAACGATTGAGGAAATGGAACCGGAACCAGAACCCGAACCTGAAAAACCCAAAATAAAGAAAATCGGCAAGAAAATTGTTATTATCGGAACGCCTATTATTTACAACCCGAAATGATATAAACCTTTATTATAAAATATATATATCCGATGCTATATATATTATTACCAGTAGTAAATACTTCAATTATAAATAATTTACTATGTGTTACCGCAGATAAAAATACAGATACAGATACAAATCCAGAACCAGTTATATCAAATTCATTATCTTTTTATTTGTATGATATTAAAAATCAGATTAATAAATATGGCGATGATTGGGATGAGTTCCGCAAATATACGAATCCTTACGAATATATTAACAGTAATGTACCGAGCAAGTCAAAATGCGTATC